ATAGGCGGCAACAGACTTCATGCTGCGCGCGGCGGCCAGGTCCAGCTCGGCCTTGAGGCTGCGCTGCAGTTGCTCTTCCAGCTCGGCCTCGGCCTTTTCATAGGCCACGATGTTGGCCAGTTGGCGCTTGGCCTGGATGTCCAGCTCGGTCTGGCGGGCTTTGGAGGCCTGGACGGCTGCGTCCTCCGCAGCCTTGCGCTTGGCTTGCTCGCCGGCGATGTCGATGACGGAGCGCGGGCCGCCGGGGACGAAGCCGCGGTCTTCGCGGGCGCGGGCTGCATCAGCGCCGCGCATGGTGTTTTGCACGCCCATGATGCGGGCCTGCAGGGCATCGAGTTCCTTGCGGGCCTGGATGGAGTCTTCGATCAGGGCTTTGCGGATGAAGCTGAAGCCGGCGAAGTCGCCCTTGGCCAGCGATACGACTTGAGCGGCCAGGCCGCCCAGGTCGCGGCCGATGCCCTGGAACACGAAGGCCACATCGCTGGCCAGCACAGCCAGCGCTTCGAACACCACTTTCAGGCCGCTGCCAAAGAACTTGGCCAGACTGTCACCCGCAGCATTGGCCCGAGTGAACTCGGCACCGATGGCGGACAACGTGGGCAGCAGTTCCTGCGTGATGGTTCTGGCCGCCGTGCTCGCGTTTTCCTGCAGCGCGAAGATCTGCTTGTTGAACTTCTCAGCCTCGGCCGCCTGCTGCGCGGTCACGCTGGCCTGCAGCTCGCCCGCCTCGGCCAGGTCATTCAGGAACGGCGCAGCCTCGCGCACGCTCTTGCCGAACAGCTCCTGCGTGATGCGGGCCTTGTTGGCGTCGTTCTCAAAGCCGGCCAGGGCCACGGCGGTCTGGCGCAGGGCCTCTGCCGGGTCCAGTTGGCGCAGCTTGGCGGCGTTCAGGCCGATGGCCTCAAGCGCGATGCTGGCGCCGTTTTTGCCGTCCGCTTCCTTGAGCTGGGCGTTGAACTTCACCAGCATGCCGCCCACTTGGTCCAGCGTGGCGCCGTTGCGGCGGGCCACCTGGTCGAGCTTGCTGATTTCCTCGATGCTGGCGCCCGTGGCGTCGGCCAGGTCGTTCATGGCGTCGATGGCGTTGACGGTGCCGCGGATGAAGGCCGCGATGCCGCCCACGCTGAGCGCGCCGGCCAGGGTGGGCGCCAGGGTGTTCAGGGCGTTGCGCACCGTGTCCACCTGGCCACCGAGCTGGCCCATGCTGCCCACCACACGCTGCAGGCCGCCCTGCACGGCCTCAGCGCCCTGCAGGCCGATCTTGATGCCGATTTCACTGGCCATCAGCGTGCGCTCCGGTCACTGGCCTTGCGCTGGCGGCGCCATTCGGCCAGGGTTTCGTCTTCAAGGATCTGTAGCTCAGCCAGCACTTCGGGCACCCGGGCGCGCTGCACCAGGCGGCGCATGCGGATGAGGCTTTCCACGCCGGTGTAGTCCAGGCCCGTGGGGCCGTCGAAGCCGACGCGCCACTGCGTGCGGCAGGCGAGGAAGACGCGCACAGCCTCTTCGTGCTCGGGCCAGAGGAAGAAAATCTGCTGCCGGCGCGTTGACGCTTGATCCACGGCCACAAGGCCGAAGGCGGCCAGCGCCGCGGCGGTGTCGTCGTCAGCGTGGGCGGGGTCTTCGTCATCGGATTCGGGCGGCGCGTCGTCATCTTTTCCTCGGACCAGCTCGCCACGGGCAAGCAGGCGCGCCGCCTCCCTCAGTTTTTTTCCTTGCCCTTGACGGCGCAGGCCTCGATGTAACTCTTGAAGATCAGCCCGGACATGCCCACGATGTTGAGCAGCGAGGCCAGCGCCGTGGGGGTGAAGGGCAGATCGTTGCCGGCGTCGTCTTGCACGGTGTACCAGTCCTTCACCACGCCGGCGAGGAACTCGGGCACGGTGCGCTCGTCGCTTTCCACCTCGGCCTTGAGCTGGTCAGCCGGCAGGCGCGTGCAGACGAGCGTGAAGCTGAAGGGCTGCCCGCCCCGCCCGTTTGCATCGGGCAGGCGGCCGGCCACGGGCACGGTGATGGTGTCGGAGATGACCAGGCGGAATGCCATGTGCGCGCCCCCGGTTTACAGGCACACGAGCCGCAGCTCGTCATTGCCCGCGCTGGTGGGAGTGAAGCGCAGGCTTTGGCCGATGTGCACGTCGCCTTCGTATTCCTGGTCCGTCGGGTCGATGCGCTGCACCTGGGGCGCGTGCAGAAGGATTCCCACGCCGGCACCGGTGCTGTGCGTGAAGCCCAGCGTGGTGTTGGTGTTGGCGTTGATGTCCGTGAGGAAGGACACCTCTTGCGCGGGCGTGAGGTCCAGCTGCATGCTGCCCTGGACGTTGCGGTCACTGATCTGCACGGCCTGGCCGCCCAGCAGGGCCTTGCGGCTGACGGTGTTTTGCAGGTTGATGGACAAGCCCCGGCTCGGGTACACGGTGCCGGAAGACAGCGCGCCTGCTGCGTAGGTGCAGCCCAGATTGATGTCGCCGGTGTTCACGTCAGTCACCACCTGGGGCGCGCGGAAGGCGGTGAGCGTGACCGTGGGGTCTGCCGTGGCGGTGCGGCCACCGTCCAGGCCCACCATGCTGAAGCGCAGCATGGGCGCGGCGCCTTCGTTCAGCATGATTTCCACGTTGCCCATGCAGCCCAGGGCCACGCGGCGCACGCCGTCCAGGTGGTAGTAGATGGTGACGCTGGAGAAGCTGGCCGAGACGGGCGTGTATTCCACGCGGGCGGGCGTGGACAGCACGCTTTCAGCCATGCCGCAGGCGCGCAGCACGGGGCCCCAGGCGGGCGCGGTGCCGGCGGTGCCGCTGTTGGCCAATTCGATCTCGAAGCCGATTTCGACGAAGCGCGTGCCGGCGAGCTGGCCGCTGCCGCCGAAGAAGGGGCGGATGAAGTTGCGCTCGACGTTGTTGTACGCCAGGTTGAAGGTGGCGTTGCTCACCAGCATGGCGTTGGCCGCGCCGGTGGGCACAGAGTCAACGCCGTAGGTGACCTCGGTCTTGGCCAGGATGGCGGTTTTGCGAATCAGGCGGGGCATGGTGCTTATTCCTCAGCGGCGGGGTTGGGGGCGGCGGCGGGCGCGGGGGCGGCATCCACCTCGGGCAGGCGCTGCCATTGGCCATCGGCCCACGTCCAGCGGCCGCCTGCGGGCGGGGTGCCCACCGGGGTGGTGGACGGCGCAGCGGCAGCGGCGGCGGTGTCAGGGGCGGCGGTCTTGGTCATGGGTTACGTCCAGGCGGCCAGCGTGGTGCTGGTGGTGCGGTGGTTGACGGTGAGGTTGATGACGGCGGCGACCACGGGCGTTTCGCCGTCGTCGAGCTGCCAGTCAATGGCCGGCTGCATGCGCACGTCAATGGCGCCCAGGCCGGCCGGGCTGGCGGTGGACAGGCGCTGCCACACGGCCTCCAGCAGGGCGTCCACGGCGGCCATGGGGTCAGCCCCGCCACTGGCGGCGCGGGCCAGGCACTCCACCTGCACCTGCGTCATCCAGTCGTAAGGCCCACCCAGGATCTGCGGGGTGTTGGCGCGAGACTGCACCAGGCGCACCACCACGGCCTGGCTGAAAGCCGCCGAGACAGGGCGCGTGGTGTTGACCTTGACGTTGCCGCCGGCCACCGCAGGCGCGGCCATGAGTGCGGCGACGATGGCGGCCTGGATGCCGAGGTGGGCGCTCATGGCTAGGCGCGCTCCAGCATCAAGGTGCTGACGCCGGTGCCGTCAGGCTGGTGCACGGCCACCAGGTAGCTGGTGCCGCCCACCACCGCCGTCTGGCCCACCGGGTCAGCCGAGAGGCCGGCCGTGGGCAGCGTGAGCATGGGCCTGGCAGACGACATGCCCACCAGGCCCACCTCGGCTGCTTGCCAGCCGTTGTCGAAGATGGCCGCCACCGGTGCGCCGCCGTTGATCTGGGCTTGGGTGTTGGCCAGATGCGCGAAGACCGCGGTATTGACGCGGGCCTCGATGGCGGCGAAGTTGGCGGGCATGGCGGCGCGTCTGCGGCGTCAGGGCGGCGCCAGATCAGGTGGCGGCGGCCAGGTAGCGGCCCAGCTTCATCAGCACGGTGGCGCTGGGGTTGGCAGCGGCGGCGACTGCGATGCCCACGCAAACCTGGGCGGTGCTGGTCTTGTTCACGACGCTGTTGGTCGAATCCCAGAACAGGCGATCGCCCACGCTGATGGCCAGGGCCGAGGTCTTGGCGATCTCGACCACGCCTTCGGTGATGAACTCGCCGGCTGTGCTGGCGGTAACCGCCGAAGTGGCCACGCCGAACAGGCCGGCGCCGAACATGAAACCAGCCCCAGCAGCCACGGTGGAGCTGGGGGTGAGGGTGAGAACGTCGCCGTCCTGGGTGTAATTGCGCATGATGTCCTCTTGATGTGAAGTGAGGGGGTGCGGGTGCTGTCTGCGGTGTGTGCGGTGTGGGCTGGTGCCCCTGGTGCCGGCGTTTCAGGCCGGCGCCAGGAGCGGGCCGCTCATCAGGCGCCGTTGGCCTTGTAGAGGCCGCGGAAGTCGATGGCCTTGGCGCCGAAGTCCAGGCGGCACTTGTAGGAAACGCCGTCCGTCTCGAAGCCGACATCGCTCTCGATGACCGGGCCTTCGGCGCCGTCCAGGTAGCAGTACTCCACCGTGTCCACCCGGGAGGTGGTGGCGGACAGGTACCAGGCGGTGGCGCTGTTGGCGTCCAGCACGGGCTCGACCACGGGCTCCAGCGCGGTGCGGCCACCGGTGCGGAACTCGTTGACGTTGCCTGGGGTGGCGGGCATGTACTGGTTGCTGGTGAGCTGGTAGGCGGTTTGCTCCAGCGCGCCCGGCACGATCAGGAAGCTGGGAGCCTGGTTCAGCTCTTCGCCCTGCAGGCCCTTCTGCGCGCGCATGGCGGCGCGGGCTGTGATCAGGCTGCTGAGCTGCAGCGCGCTGCCGGCACCCGTGCCCAGGTTGGCGTGGCCGCCGGCCGTGGTGATGGCGGTGGAGTTGAACAGCGCGCCGCCGTCGCTCAGGTTGGCGTTGGCCGTGAGCTGGCTGTAGACCAGGCGGTTTTCCAGGCGGCGGGAGGCGAAGCCGTAGGCCGTGACCAGACGGTCAAAGGCGCGCAGGTCATCATTGATGATGGCCTGGCGCGTGAGGCTGACGATGCGGCCGTAGGTCAGCACGGCGTAGCTCTCGGCACCGTCACGCATGGTGCCGTATTTGAACTCGCCGTGCTCGTTGGTCTGCAGCAGGTCAGGCGCACCGGAGAGCTGCACCACGCTCATGCTCTTGAAGTCCGGCGCGTTCGGGGCACGGCGGGCCCACAGGGCGTAGGTGCCGGGGTTCTCGTCGTAGGCGTTGCGCAGGCGCTTGGTGGCCACGTTGGCGAACAGGCTGGAGAAG